GTGCGGTTCCAGAAAAAGTTGTAGAACCTAAAACTGTGTAAGAAGTAACTGTCGAAGAAGTTACCCAACTAGGAGGACCACCTGTACCATTTGATTTTAGAAATTGTCCTGAAGTACCAGCACTACCACCACTAACTTTTAGAGGGTTCGAGATAGTTCCATCTATGTAAATTTGAACCCCAGTTGTACCTAAATAAACTGCAGCTGATGCAGAGGTTAGACCATCAACGCCAGCTCCAATGTAGACATTTCCTCTAGAATTAACTTCATCGTATTGACCATCAATGTAAATGTTTCCTGGAGCACCAGAACCTGCATAAGCAGATTGTATATAAATGTGTCCACCATTAACCCCAGTAGGAACTTGACCAACAATAGATACGGAGCCAGCAGGTCTAGTTGTATAAGGGTTATTTAGATTAATGTTGCCTTGACCCGAAGGCAGTAGCGTTAGGGTACCATTACCAGAAGCAGCAGAGGTAATAGTCATATTATTGCTTGCTGAGCCAGTTATGTTTGTGATAGAAGTACCAGCACCAGTAAAACCTGAACCACCACCAGAAGCAGCAGCCCAAGAAATAACTCCAGTACCATCAGTCTTTAAAAAGTAACCATTAGTTCCACCAGAACCTGCGATAGTTAGTGTGCCGTTTAGGTCAATGTTATTGAGAAACTTTGTAGTCATGGGTTAAGCCTAACCTATGACGACGAGTGTGTAGTTGCTTAGTGTAGTTGTGGCGGATGCAAAAGTGGCGGTAGCAACTGTGCTAGTTACTGTAATGTCTACTTCTACCAAAGTAGCGGTTGAGGTTGAAGTGTCGTAAACTTGAGCAGTAACTAGATTGGTTCCAAGACCGTGAGTCAATGCAATACTGCTTCCTGTACCAGTACCTACAAGAGTTACCTTGGTAGTAGCACCTAGGTTAGTTCTAGCAGCGGCGGCTGTGGTAGCACCTGTACCACCATACAGAACACCAACAGCAGTTCCCTGCCAAACACCCGTTCCAATTGTTCCTACTGACGTAAGTGAAGAAAGAGTGGCAACTGCGGTGTTAACCAAAGTTGAGGTACCAGCGGGTAACGTTACGTTAGTAGTTGCAGTAGAAGTAATAGTGGTAGCAAAAGCACCTAAAGTAGTAAGGTTTCCACCAAGAGTAATTGTTTTACCAGTGTTGGCTACACCTGTACCACCGTAAGCTGGGTCAATTACAGTTGCTTTCCAAGCACCAGTAGTAATACCTGTTGTGCTAGAAACTGTAGTTATAGTTGACTGACCTGCGTATGTTGAAGCAATGTCAATGCTGTCAGTGCCAACTGTGATGCGGTCAGATGTACCTACTGCGTTTAGGGTGTTACCAGTTTTGGTAAGACCATTACCAGCGGTAACCTGACCTAGCCCAGTGAACTGAGTGAATGTAAGAGCGGTAGTTCCAACAGTTACTGTTCCGTTATTAGTAAGTACGAAGCCGCAGTCTGCGTTATCAGTACCTTCTTCAACAAATACTGCAAAAGAAGCTACTATTTCGGATGCTGAATCGGCGTCAATTGCACGTGTAGGTGCTCCTGTTGCGTTTACTGTATAGATACCATTTTCTGAACCAGTAGTTTGGTCCTTAATAAGAATGCGGTTTCCAGTAGCAAGCGTTACACCGTCAACAACGGAGCCATTAGCGTATGCCGAGGCTAGCGTTCCATTAGCAGTGGTGGCTGCACGAACAGATGCTTTCCAGTCAATTCCCTGTGCCGTTGAGTCAACGTATAGCTTGGTTGCTGCATCAGCATCCCCAGTAGGAGTTCCAAGACCAGTAATCTTGTTGTTGCCCATGGCAATAGCACCAGACATAGTGCCACCAGCCTTTGGCAGAGCAGCATCAGCAGTGCTTTGAGCAGTAGCAGCGTTAGTTACACCTGTGCTACCACGATCATAAGCAGCCTTGACTGCTGTTTCAGTAGCGGCTTTAGTGCTTCCAGTAGTTGATGTGCTATCGCTCAACTGGACAATACCAGCAGCGGTGGTCGATGCAGATACTGGGGTAATAGTTATAGCGGCAGAACCATTAAAGGACGCACCACCAGCAGTAAGACCAGTACCAAAAGTAAGTGTTCCAGTAGTTGCACTAGCGGTAGTCGCAGTAGAAGCATTACCTGTTAGAGCCCCAGTAAAGGTTGTCGCAGAGATGCTTCCTGTACCAGTGATGTTGTTTGAACCCATTGCAATGGCACCTGTCATGGTACCTCCGCTCTTAGGCAGAGCAGCAGCCGCTAAGTCATAAGCAGCCTTAACAGCAGTAGAAGATGCACCAGTTGTAGAACTTGTAGTGCTTGTGCTATCTGAAAGAGTATTGCCTACTCTACTCCAAGTGTTTGCAGGTGTTCCGCTTGCACCAGTAAAAATGTATAGGTCACCAAGGTAAGCGGAAATCTGACCTGCTAAAGCGTTTCCTGAACCATCAGGACTTCCAGTGCCTGTAGGAGTAGAGCCCCACGCTTGAATCTTTGCATTAAGCAGGACGTTCCTGTTGAGGTTAATGTCCGTCAAAAATGATTTTGCCATTGTTTATCCTTAAGATAGGTAAGCGGTAGCGTATACCGCAGAGGTAAAAGTAATGGTTAGGCTATTAGTATTAGTGTAAACTATTGTTCCAAAATATTCAGTGCCAAAGGAATCAACCACCATTACGTTTGGTTGATACCCTAAATTGTGTGAAATTGTGTAAGTATCCCTTGCATCCGCAGGAGTGTAACTAAAAGACCCTCCTGAAACTCCTGCTGGTCCTGTAGCACCAGCTGCACCAGTTGCTCCAGCAGCACCAGCAGGTCCAGCTGCTCCAGCTGCTCCAGCAGGACCAGTAGGACCTCTTTGACCAGGAACTCCAGGAAGTAAATTTATATCGACAGCTTGCCAGTCAATAAGAGGATCTACAGTTTGTGGTGGAGTACCAGCTGTAGGGTAATCATTAGGATTATATGGTTCATCATAAACCGGAATTAACGCAACATCTTGTTCAGGTAAAATAGGGGCGTTTGGGTTTATGGTCACAATACCACCGTATTACGTCTGACAGTGTAGAACTTACCACCTTGAATTTCAATTTTTTCATTAGTAAACGCATCTACTGTAGATATAGACCAGTATGTTCTTTCAGCCAAACGCAAAGTTTGTTCAGCAATAAGAGAAATATCAAATGTGTATGCCTTAGAAGCATCTGTTTCTGCCTGACCAGCAAGACCAGTTAGTGCAAGCGCAGTAGTTGCAATACCCGTAATAGTAAACTGTGTATTGCTTACAATAGTTGCAACTGTTCCAAATCCATCAACAGTACTATCTACATCAGTAATAACTACAGCATCTCCTTGCGCCAAACTATTTACTGCATTAGTAGTAAGAAGAATTGAAGTACTTCCAGCAGTTCTAGTAGCGGCTGTAATAACATCCGTACCAGTTGTTGACACTTGACCAGAAAGATTAGTTAGTGCAAGAGCAGTAGTGGCAGTTCCAGTAACAGTAAATTGAGTAGTGCTTACAATGCTTGCCACAGTAACCGTTCCATTTACAGTACTATCTACACCAATAATTGTTGCTAGTTCACCTTGCACTAAACTATGAGGAGTACTGGTAGTAAGAAGAATAGACGTACTAGACGCAGTTCTAGAAACAGCTGTAATAGTAACATCAACTGAAGTTGTCACATCTAAGGTAAATGGTTGTACTGTAAGAACAGATCCACGTTGATTTAGAAGATTAGCGATGAATGATTTGCCAGCATAGTTACCAATAACTGACAATGAGTGGCTAAATGCACGACCCTGGTAAGCGGTTAACTCGCCAGATTCAGTTTCCCAAGGTTGAGCTATAGAACCTAGAGTAGGTGTAGTAACGTGTGTTCTTTCTGGATATGAACGATCGTCAACCTCTTGAGGGACGTACATAGGTACAAGACGACCGGTAGCCTTAGAGATTCTATTAAGATTAAACACATCGATCTTGTATAGACCAACACCTAGAAGAGTACATAGCTCACGATACTGAGATTGTCTTGCTTGAACCATATCCATTAGCTGACGATAGCGTTCAGATCTAGGAATATTCACGCCATCAGGTGCTTGGATGTCAATGTCAAAAGCAGCGTCTGTTGCTAGGGTATATAAAGCCAAAGTAACCGCATGTATAACTACAGGGTACTCTTCAATTGTAGGTAAGTTTTCTAAAGTAAGTTGGCGTCCAACAACATCAGTATGTCCATTTGTATGGGTTATTAAGGCTTCTTCTACAATTTTTTTTATTTCTGTTGCAGTAAAATACCTGTAGTATGTTCCGCTAACAAGAAGCTCATCGCCATCAGCAGGAACAGTGTCTGTAACTAAAACACCAGTTTGCTCTTCTACAGAAGCTAAAGTAGAGATATCAACGCCATTTTTAAAGACTTTTACACCATCGCCGTCTAACGGGGCATAGTGAAGTCTAAACCTGTTTGTAGTACCATCAGCAACAAAGTTAGTTACGAAAGATTTACCAAGATCGCCAAGTTCAAAGCGAAGTTGATTTGCAAGATTAGTTAAAACTGCCAAGAGTCCTCCATAAAGGTATACACTTATATTCTCTTATTTTGCTTATAAATACTGCCCAAACATGAAAAAGCCCACCCTGTTAGGAGGAAGGCGGTACTAACAGGATGGGCAGTTTATTAGACGTTCTTAATTAGGACGCCAAATGTAGCCAAGGCGTTCTAGATAATCTGCTAGATCCTTTGGCACAGAATACTTAACTCCAGCTTTGAAAGTGTAGTTATTGCCTATTCCGTAAGTCATATCATCAATATCTTGCATTGTACGAATAACAACTTTTTCGTTGTTAATCCCTACTCCAACTTCTTCAATTTCATCAATGAGAAGTGGTACATCAGGCTGCTTTGGATCAAAGACAGCTGTTTCTAGTAGCTCTTCCTCAGCAGCACGAGAGAGAGCAATCTCTTCTTTGCGTTTGTTAATTTCTGCAGCATTCTTTTTAGCGGCTTGTTCTGCAGCACGACCGGTAGCGTCCAAAGGACTTGTTTGTTGATTTGGCACGATGTGTTTCTCCTTGTTTGAGTAATGGGTTCGTAATTGGGGGACTGGCGAACCAGCCCCCCGCCCTACGAGAGGTTTTGTTGTTAAGCGGTGTAGACCTTAACGATAGCCTGGTCAGTAATGACACCTAGACCCCAGATAGCATACCATGCTAGTGCGTGCTCACGACCAAAGTCTAGAACACCACCATCACGAAGCTCAACTGGAAGTGAGATAGCGTGACCAAATGCGTTGTCACCAATCATTACTGATTCGTACACATCAAATGCACCAGGAGTACCAGTAGTACCGGCAATCTGAGTTGAACCAGCTACGTCTACTGTTGAGTCAGGAGCGGTTGAGCCGTAACCTGGGTTACCACCACGACCTGGGTTAGTGTTAGCCTTTACAGGAACTTCAACCTGGCTTGCTGGAGTACCCACGTTGTTAACCTGGCTGTAAGCAGTGCTTTGAGCTAGCTTGTTTAGGTTAGTGGTCTCGATGAATACGACGTCATATAGACGACCGATTTCACCTAGCATGAAGTTACCTGGAGCAGCGTACTTAGTTACTTCGATAAACTCTGGGTTTGAGCGAAGGTCACGAGACTGCTTAGGGTGAATGAACTGGACGTAAGTTTCGCCAAGTCTTGGAATGTTCTTAGATGCAAGAACTAGAGCTGCATCCTTGATAGCACCAGTAGTTAGCTTGTGGTTTGCAGTTAGGCTAGTGATCGAGCTAACAGTGGTACCTTCAGCATAAGTGTTGAAAGTAGTTGCTGCTGAGAAACCTGAACGGTCGTAACCAAACACAGAGGAAGTAGCAGCCGATAGGGTGTTACGTGCCTGTACGTCTAGGTACTGAGCCATGTGGCGACCAAGCAAACGAGAAGCAGAAGCCATAATGTCATCGAATGAAGCATTTAGCAACAATTCTGACACTGCAACTGCGTATCCGTGCTCAGCAACGGTGATAGCGATCTGCTCTGCGGTTAGAGCGTTGGTGGTCATACGTACACCTTCAGATAGTGGAGTTGGGTCCACTGCAAAGTTCTTGTAACGTAGGAAGTTAACACGAAGACCAGGAGCAACACCAAGTTCAGTCTTCTTAACAGCGAACTGCTCGAAGCGAAGGATAGGCATAGCCTGGAAAAGGATTTCCTTTGACCAGATGGTTTGAATTGATTGGCTCAACTGTGAGTTAGAACCTGAGTAAGCGGTAGGTGCACCAGCGAGCTGGGACGAACCTGTTATAGCAGAACCTGCCATTGTTTGCTCCTTTCAGAAGCGGTAGTTAGTTGGGTGGTTTAATTACCGAACAATCCCTGTCCACGGTTATTATTACCGCCCAAAAGCTTTGAGCGATTCTTTGCATATTCTGCCATTGACATATTTGAAATACTGTCTGGGGTTAACGTAGCTGAGTCCGAATTGTTATCGAGGGGTCCGTTAGCTGGTACTGTAATACGAGTACCAGACATCTCTTTACGACTTTGCTGTGCAACTTGCGCAACTGAGTCAAAGATTTTTGCAGAACGTTCTTTAAGACCTGCGATGCTCTGCTCGATTTCATCACGGGAATTTCCAGAAATTAGATCAACTAGTTCTGGAATAATACTTTCGCGTTCCTGTTCCATGCGCTGCAAACGAAATTGTTGCAGATCCTGGAACTCACGTTCACGCTCTAGAAGGGCAAATGCCTTCTCACGCTCTTTACGCTCAGCTTCAAGTTTGGTTGCCCATTCTTGTTCTTTTTTAACAAGTAGATCGCGAACTTCAAGTTCTGATTCTTCCTGCTTTTTACGTTCAGCTGCACGCTCAGATTCACGAGCTTGACGCTTTGCTGTACGCTCAGCCTCTAGGGCTTGGCGTTCTTCACGCTCCTTGCGAAGGAGGGCGAGTTCTTCCTGTAGTTTTTCTACCTGAGGGTATAGCTTTGCTTTTTCCTGTGCACGAGCCTTCTGAATTGCTTCTTTGACTTCGTTAGTATTTGGCAACTGTGTTTCCTCAACAAAAACTTCAGGTGTAACTTGTTCAGCAGTTTCTACTGCCTCTAGGTTTTCATCCATTATTATTCTCTTTTCATTCTCGTGGGTCGTTTTCCGATGTGTGAGCACGTGACCTTGTCAGTGGGTATACTATAAGGATAGGGAAATAAACACTTAGTTTCTTAGCAAACTAGAATTATTTATTGTTACTATTATCTACAGGATCTCTTGTTGGAATGTTAGCTCCATAAGCTTGTTGAACCAGTGTTTCACGCATAGATGCTTCACCCTCTTCTTCTACAGGGTTTGAATTCAATACAGGATTGTCTTCTCCTTCTTCAGGAGGACCTTCAATACCATCTCCAAGAACATCTCCATCGCCCATCATCATCGGGTCAATAGGAGTTGCTGTGCCACCTTCTGGTCCTGGCATCATACCGGTCATATCCATAATCTCTTTTTGAATCTGTACCTTGATTAGTGATAGAGCACCGTCAGCCTTAGCATCCTCAATCATTTCTTGACGGATTTCTTCCATCTTTTCTTCTGGGAATTCTTCACCAAGAGCACGTAATGCGCCTTCTTTAGACTCAAGACCAAGAGCCATTTTTTGCTGAAGTTCGCTCATAAGAATTAGCTTATCTAAAGGAAGTGGCTGAGGAAAATGTGCAAAAGACTGATATGTAAGTGGATCATTAGGGTCTAATTGTGTTAATTGACCAGGCTTTAAAGGACTGCCCTGACTTGGATCATAAATTAAAGTTTCTGGTTCTTTAACTACAAGGTTTAGCATAATAATCTCATTAATGCGTTCTAACCCTGTGCCATATTGAGCAGTCTTTTGTGACCAACGATTCATAAGAGGCTGATATTGAATAGACAAAGCAACACCAGAAGTATTAGAAATTGGCTGAACTTGACCAAGAGCAGTTTCTGGTACGTTCATCATTTCGTGCATAGCTGTCTTTAACGATGCTAAATACTCCATAGCACCCGCAAGACCAGCTCCACCACCTTCTAGGTTAAATACCTGGGAATCTTTAGGAAGACCGCCCCAAACCTTTTTAGCACCCTTTTCAAGGTTAGAAGCCTTAGCACCAACAATGACTGTTACAGGAGCTGCGTGATAGTTGATTATGTCTGCAATGTCTGTAGAGATCTCGTTAAATGATCTGTTAATAGTAATAATGTCATGTGCATCAGCAAGTCCCCATGGAGATCCTGATACAGGAACATTAGGAATGTGTACTACTGGAATTTGACCTAGTGGATTTGGACGGCTATCAATAAGCTCATCATTAATATACTCTTCAATAATATCATCAGTAAGAATCTCAGTATAAGTAAAAACCTGACGAGTACCTTCTAGGGATGTTCCCCAAAAACGGTACTTCTGCTTAAATCTAAGTAGACGAGTTCTGTCGTGAGGGTGGAACTCAGGAAAACAAAAAGCTGGGTTTAGTGGAAGAACACGTACACGACCAGGGTGAAAACGTCCAACGCTATCTTCCCAAGCTTCTTCATAAGCAACTTTTACAAAAGAGTCTCCTGTACAAGCGCCATTTTGTGCCATTTCAAAAAGAATTTGCATTTTGTTATTATCTACTTCCCAAACTCGTTCTAAGAGTTTAGGAACAATAGCTTCAGTTGCTTTAGGAGACTTAAACTGAACACCTTTTCCAAAAGTAAACCTGTTTATGTAATCAATAAATGCACGGTAGTAATTAATCGAAATTTGCATTTCGCCTTGTTCACGGCGATAGCCCCAGTGGTGACCAAGGTACATAGCCCAGTTAAGCGAATATCGGTTTAGACGAGGACCATGAACCTCAAACTCTTCATCAGCAAGCTCAACTAGACCTAATGGAGAAATAGAAATTGTTAGGTCAGAGGAAGCCGCTCTATAACTCGGGGGTGAAAAGTCTGCAAAAGACATTTAGTTATTTATCCTTAGACTTTTTCTTAGGTACAGGCTTTGAATTCTTTTCGTCTTTTTTAAGACCTTTATGGGCAACTCTTTTACGAAGCTTATCTTGAAGCATTTTTTCAGCAATCTTCTTACGACGAGTTTCTTCGCTGGTCTCAATAAAACGACCACCATGTTTCAGGTATTGCTGATGAACCCAGTGGCTAGCCCCTGGGTTAGGATAGTTGGTATACTTAGCTTTTGCTTGAGTTACAATCAAAGCCCAAAGCTTTTCGTTGGCAGGTACTGATGCCATTATGCCGTCTCCTCAAACCAAAGCTACCTGCCCAGGTTAGGGCAGGTCAGCTTAGGAATGTAATTAGTCTTGAACTACTGTTGGGTTCAAACGAGCTGTTTTGCCGCCAGAAACAAACTTCTGTTCAACTTTTTGTTCAGCATAGTTAGTGAATGAACCGTGTGCAAATTCACCTAGGAAAGTAGGTGCTTCGATCCATGCAGCTGAACCTACGTGAGCACGCTCACTTAGAGTTTCAGCAGCTGGCTTCTGCCATACTGGTGCATTGCGGTTAGGACGACCTGGAGCTGCTGCAAAGCCGCTCATGATGCCCTTCTGAAAGTCGTTAGGAACGTCAGTGTCAGTAGCGATACCCTCTTCAAAACGAAGTGGACCTCTACGCTCGATGTTGCCTGCGCCTTTTAGTTCGTACGCCTGCGGCGCACGTTCTGGAAACATAGGATTTGGGGAAATGCCCATGGGGACTCCTTATAGTTAGAATTGGAACTGCAGTATTCCAGTAATTAGTTTGACTCAAAATCAACATAAATAAAGGCTGAAATCATTATTTTTAGAAAAAAGGACTAGAAGAAACATTTACCTCTGGCATTACTAATTCTCTAGTAAGAGAACAAGCCATAGCTAAACTATCCACAAAGTCATCGTGTGCGTATGTTTCATCAGGTGCTGCTACAGTAAAGTTAGGACCTTTATACTTAATTTCAACATCTGTCATTTGTTGATAAAAGCGCTTCCATACACGAAGTCTTCTAGACTCTGCATGAGAAGGGTACGCTAAAGATCTTCTTTGTAAAAGTTCCTGTAAGTGCTTAAACCGTTTAGATTGCTCTGATTGGCTAGATGTGAGGGCTACAACCTCAGCTCTAGGCATAAGAATTTTTAGACGCTGTGCTACCGCGTCACCAACACCATTGGCATCAATACCAATTGCAAGTACGTCATAGTTGCTTAAAAAGTTTACTATTTGGAAGTACTGTTCTTCCCAGTCATCACCTTGAAGTTCCAACCAGTTGAGGATTCTATGGTCATAATACCCAAACTCATCAGGTCTGTCCCAGTCCACCCAGACAACAGTGACAACGGTTGAGTCCATTTTTCGAGCAGGATCGATTCCAACAACAACGGGTGTTTGATGCCAGGTTTTGACGATTTTTTGGCTAGTGTCACCAAGCTCATCCAAGAGGGTAGAAGAGACAAACATTCCTCGTTCAAGTAGCCACTTGCAGTTGTATGACATCTGAAATTCATCTGACTCCTCTCCAATACGAATCATCTCTTTCTTTATAAACTTATTATAATCTGGGTTGATCTTTGATACGTCCCTGTAGTCCCATTGAAAGTGGTTTTGTCTTGCACTTCTACCGGTTTGTCTACGTCGATTTAGTTGAATGGACTTGTAAAAATTATTTTTATGTGTAGTAGGAGTACCTGTTTTTACCATTGTACCCGCGTAATACGCCATCATAGGAGAGATAGATTTAGTAACAATAAAATCATCTGCTTCTTGACACTCATCAATAACAACAAGATGAAAAGACTTAGATTCAATTTTAGCTCTAGGGTTAGCTGTCATCATTGTAAGAGTAGATCCAGACTTTTTAAGTCTGATCATTTTAGTAACTCCACCAGCTTTAGCAGCTATATCATCAATCTCAGGATCGCTAAGAATTTCTTGTGCACGTTCTGAGCTCAATCGAGTTACAGTACGACTAAACAAAGTTTCTGCCTGTGATTCAGTAGGCGCAAATAATCCTACCCAAATACCGTCTTTAAATTTACCAAGTAAGTCTGGATAAATCTTAGCTAATCTAGGCATTAGAAGCATTAAAGTAGACACTGTATTAGCAATAGTTTCAGACTTACCAGACTGACGAGCAGCCAAAGCAGTTACCTCTTCACCATCACCAATAATAACTGATTCAATGATTCGTCTAGCTAATGGTTTTTGATAAGTGTGCAATTCATGACCTACAAGTACAACCATGAACTCCATAATTTTGTCTATTAGTCGTTCAACAAATTCTCTAGATAGCTCATCTTCGGGTTCTTCAAAGTCATCTTCTGTGACTTCTCTGTCTTCTTTATAAAAATCAGGATTTATTTCCTCAAATTTATCTTCTTCAAAACTCATTTGCCCTCTTTTTTAACTCATCCATGATAGCCACAAGTGTCTCTGCTGCTGAAGCGGCATCTTCTAAAAGAAAAGCTTCTTTAGTTTTTAACCAAGCAGTGGTTTCTTTACCTATTATGTATAGATGCGTTTCAACCCAAGTTATTAGTTCAGGAGTCGATATAGACGCTATCCTCTTCTGTAGCTTTGTAGGCTGCTGGGGTCCATCCTTTTTGAAAATCTTCATCAGTTAATACTCGCATTTCTAGCGCAGTTGTGAGCGCTGTTTCTTCTTCTAGTTTTCCATTCCATTTACCGATAACTAAAACACGATAAAAGGGTAATCTAATCATAACAGGTTTAGAGGTTCTATATGGAGGTTCTATTTCTTGTGTATGACCTACTACAACTAGTTTAGTACCCCATTTAACAGGAAACCTAAAAAGCTGTACAAAGTGTTGTTTTCCGATATTGTGTATTTTGGGCATGAAGTTATGCGCGCCTTTTTCCTCTAGTACTTGCAGGATTAGTTCCTGCTGCTCTAGCAAGTCTAGCAGCTCTTCGTGTTGCCCGCTCGGCTTGTAGCAATCTTCTATCCAAATTAGGCTGTCTCTTAGCACGGAACCCTTGTTTACCTTTAGTCATAACCTGGTTAGTACGAGAGATGTAGTATTCAGTCTTTTGAGCAATAGCACTAATGTAAGAAACGCTTGCATAGCCTCTAGGTTTTTGATCTAGATACATACGTATAAATCTACCTTTAGATTTTACTTGCTTAAATTGCTGCCATAAATAAGGTTCAACATCATAGTAGTTGTAGTAGCTACCATCTCTAAAAATTACAGTAAGTGTGCCTGCACGTCCATCTTCACTAGTTGCAGGTCTGTAACCTGCAGCAATTGTTCTAGGTTTTTTAGGATTAGTTGTAGATGTAGGTTTAACTGTAATTGGAGCAGGCTCAGTCTCATAATCTCTAGCATCCGCAGCTAAATTGTCATACTCAATACCACCACGAGTATACCTGCTTTTTGTATTAGGGTCATACGCAGTACTTGTAGTGTAATATTTACCCGTGGTTAAATCATATCCAAGTTGAGATGCACGAACCGCATCATCAAAGTAAAGAGATCTAGCTTCTGCAAATTGACCTGTTTTAGCAAATTCACCAACAGATGAGGCAGTAGGAAGTGCTTGAAATGCACTTTCAATACTAGTGTAGTTTCCACCAGTACCTTGCTGGAGCTTAAGAAGCTCAACAGCTACATCAGGATTTACCTGATAAAGCTCAGCCCTGGGATCCAATCGCTGAGCAGCTTCCAAACGGAGTTGCTGATCAGGTTGATTTTTAGGATCCCAGGACTTAGCCATGTTACCAATATTTAGTTATAAACAGTTACTGTAATCGCAGTGCTTGAACCAGTAGTAGCCGCACCTGCAGCAACACCTTGAGCAGATACAGTACCTGTACGTACACCTGGAACTACTTGACCGCTAGAGAATCCAATAACAGTTCCAGCAGTAATAGCTGCAGTAAGATTCTTGCTAAGACCAAGTGCATCAGTTGAACGGGTTAGAACAACTGTACCATCAGCAATACCAGGACCTGTAACTACGCTACCAATCTGGGCGTTAACAAATGCACCCGCACCTGCAGCAACGTTTAGAGTAGCCTGACTTGCGTTGTTAGTACCAGCAGCAGTTGTCCAGTAAGTATCTGAAGCAAGCGCCACAGCAGCACCAGTATCCGCAAATGTAAAGCTAGTTGTGCTAGGAACTGAGGTAACTAGAACAGCAACTGGAAGGTTAGATACCACACCTGAGTTAAGAACACCGCTAGATTGAAGACCAATGGTAACCAAGTTAGTAAATGTAAGAAGAGTGCTAGCAGGCACTGCTCCAACTAATGGCAAGCTCAAAGTAAGAGCAAGAGTGTTAATTGCAACAATTGTAGTTCCTGCAGCAATACCTGTTCCAGATACAGTCTGTCCAACTACTAGGTTAGTAGTAGCAGCCACGTTTACAACGGTAGCTCCAACAGCAGCAGTACCAGTTGTGGTAGCACCAATTCTGAAGGTTACAGCAGAAGCGTTGATAGACACGTTAAGGGCTTTGCTCAAAACGATGCTAGTAGTTCCACCACCAGATGATACAAAGGTGTTGTCAGGAATACCATAACCAGTGACAAAGTGACCATTTACAGTACCAGTTCCTGAAGCAACAGTAAGTGCTGTAGAGTCAAATGTACCTGTACCAGTTGTTGCAACTGAGTTAGCAACAAGAGTTGTAGTCAAGTTAGCGCTGATAGTTGGGGTAAGAGTACCCGCACCAGTAGCTGTAATAGTAGCACCTGCAGGAATACCAGGACCAAATACCTGGTCATTCTGAGCGTTACCCCCAATAGCAGCTAGATTAAGAACAGCTTGACCTGAAGCACCTGTCGCAAGTTGAGCAGTCTTTACAGCGGAGTTAATAACAGTGACGCTATCACCAACAGATAGACCATGGGTAGCAGTAGTGGTTACAGTAGCACTTGTACCGTCTCTTCTTACTAGGCTTATACCTGATGCAACTCTTTGAGGAGTAGCAAAAGTAATAGAAGTAGTTGACAAAGCAGCAGTAAGCTGAGCTGAAAGCTGAACAGACGTGCCATTAATGTACTGAATTACAGCACCAGTTGGAACACCAACAGCAGTTGCAACCATACCAACAGTTAGGTTAGTTGCTGAAGCAACAGTAATAGTAACTGATCCAACAGAACCAGTAGCAGTGGTTGTTAGGCTTTGACCTACAACAACCAAATAACCGGTACCAGTAGAAGTAGCTGCAGGAGTGCCTAGAAAAGCTGCTGGACCAACGCTAGTAGTAGCAGTTGATGCTCCAGCAGTGTATGTACCATTAAGAGTGGCACCAAAACCCCACACAGTGAAGATATCGCCAACGCTTAGTCCGCTGTTTGCACCACCTGTAAAAGTTACGTTCTGACCAGATGTGGTCCAACCAGTAGGCTTCCAACGACCACCAAGAGCCGCAGTAGCGTTAGAGATGCTAGCGTTAGCAAATCCACTGTCACGAAGTGCATCTTTAGCATTTGCGTCAGTCTGACCAAATACTGAAGGAACTACAATGTAAGGAGTATAGCTAGCTAGAGCTGTTGCAGTAGCACCAGTACCAGTAAACTTACCAGTATTTCCCTGGTAAAATCCATTAGCATTTTTTGTTCCTGCATCAAAGAGTGGATAGCCACCCCAGTCACCAAGAACACTATCGTGGTTGTCTTTACCAGGAACAATACGTTTGTTCTGGTTAGCTGATGAAAAAATTGGATCGGTTGTAGTGCTAGGTGTTGTAGTGTCAGCTACAGTTGTACGTGCATCGTTTGGCTGTGGAGGAAAATTACCCCACGCAAAATCGACTTGAAGGTTTCCAGCACTGTCGACTGGATTGCCGCTATTTGTAGGCATTTTTACTCGCTTTCGCAATCATGGTTAATAAGTTCATCCTCGTAGAGAATATCTTCACATTCCTTACAGCGGAACATGCGAACGTCATCTAATGCTTCATGTAAGGAGTCCGAGTTGTAGTCTTCATGAACCACCCTAGTTTGTGCTAGGATTTCTGGTGGAAATGGTCCACGAGGTCTAGTATATCCATTAGGAACGGGATGCCCTTGAACGGCAAATTTCCTAATTAGTGGCATCTTCTGATTCTGGATCTTCAGCAGGAGTTTCCTCAACTACTGTCTCAACAGACTTCTTTTTCTGAGACACTGGGGTCACCTCTTCGATGACTGGTAAATCTAAGGTAATAAGGCTTGCTGCGTACTTTTCAGAACGCAAAAAATTAGGCACGTGAGCAGAACAAAAGTCAATCTTATACGAATCAGTTACCTGATAAATAAAAAATGCTTCATTAGAACAGTTAGCGCAAGTAGCCATAATTACTCCTTAATAATACAAGGATTACATATTTTAAGTTGTTTATAGTGCTAAAAGTATTTTTATTCTGGCATTGGGTAAGCAGATAGTACTCTATCGACTATACCCTTACTTATTTCTGGAGTTACAGGACTATATGCCCCACTGGTGTCTTTTGAATCTGCAAAACCATTATTAGGAAGTTCACCAAAAGAAGACTTTAATTTACCTAAAGTTTCTTTGTCTTTAGCAATTGACTTTCTTGCTTTATCATAGTAAGCTCCTTTTCCTAAAGTAGCCTCACCTGATATGTTATTAGCTAAATCACGATAACTTCTTAAATATGACCCATCATAGCTTTCTCGATTTCCACCAGTTTTTTCTGTAAAGAATCTAGTTATAGTGTCTCTATCACTTTTAAGTTGGTCTAAAGAGTACTTGCTTTCCCCATCCTTTATAGAGTGCCATTTATGGGCATACATTGACACAAACGACCTAACTAGCTTACCATGTTGACCAAGTTCACCTAAAGCGTTCCAATGATCTTCTGAGATATTTGCAGGTCTTAAATTACTAGCAAAACGCTGTTCTTTAGGAATTGCCTCTGATTTAACAGTTCCCGCACTAGGTGGTTTAGGTCTAGTTGCTGCACGTTCTTGGAACCCTACTGGGGCAGGAGGTTCACCAGCAGGTTTAGTATACAGCATGATTCTTTGACTATCACTTATTTTAGGAATAGGAACAGTTTTTTGCCTTAAAAAGTCAGAATACACTACTCGTTTACCATCTTGAGTAATTCTAACTTCATACCCACTCGGGTCATCCCATTTTTCTTCTTTAGATTGTGCAGCAGCTTCTGTCATTTGAGCAGATATGTTGCTTCCAGCTTCAGTTTGTGCTTGATTTTGTTCTTGTACAGTAGGTGTGACAGAAGAAAGGTCATACCCAAGGTTATCTGCAATCCTGCTAATTGACGCATGCATTATGCTGCCTTTTTTATGCTTAGTAAGTTCTTGGTTTATAATGCCAGTAACTCTATCGCGTTCTTCTTCATTAGTGTCTGCAAATGTAGGACCTCCATTAGGAGATACAGCGTCTCTTAATGCTTTAACTGCAGCAAATCCAGAAGACTTTTTATCGTGAGTAGACAGCTCTTTATCAATTGCATTTACAGCTTTTTGATGCTCAGCAAACCCTTTGTAATCTGCGCTAACATAATTATTACCAGTAGAAGCGCCCTCATTATTTAGTTCAGAAGCAGCCTCTTCTTCAGACTGTGGAGCTGTATACCCAACTAATTTGCTATTAATTTTAGAATGATACTCCGCAATTTTTTTAGCAACAGAATGTACCGCTAAATTAAACTCGTCTTCTCTACTCCCAGTTGCAATTCCTTTTCCAAATTGTCCTGTACCCCAACCTACAAGTTTTGTTGAGTTTTTACCATTAGCCAAAGTTACTGAGTCCCCACCCCAGTTTATGCTGTAAAGTCGTCCACCATTTGGATTTGGTCTTCCAGTGGCATTTGGAGAAACCATTGCACTAACAACAAGTTTTGTATGACCTGGAACTTCTGGATTTGTATAGTTAGCAATAAAGTCAGGGGTGCCATCTTTTCTTGCAGTTGAAGATGATGTGATAGCAAATTGAGACTTAATTTTATCTATATCTGTTTCATATGGACCAGGTGTATATTGAGACGCATCATCATCTTTTATTGGAGATAACTTAGGCATACTTTCTGATCCAGAACTTGCTACAGGTGTGCTGGACTCTTCTTCTGGCTCATCTTCATCGGAACTAGTTCCATGAGTATCTTTGTAACAACTCTTACATTGATACCCGTCTTCTTCATCGTATCCAATTGCAGGTTCACCACAAGTATCACATTCATAGCCATCCATTTCTTCCATATCATCAAGTTCTTCATCTGAAATGTTTTGTGGCTTTTTAACAGCTGCAGCAGCTTCTGCCGTTGCTTGTTCTTGTTTAAGGTCTTGTGAGCTTGCCTGTTTTAACTTAATAGTTGGAACTTTAATTGGAGCGCTTAAATTATCAAAGTCTATTTCATCCATTCCATCAGGAACTCGATCATACCCTGTAAATCCAAGAGGATAGGTAGAAGCAAATAATTGAGCAGATTTTACTCTTCCTAATTCTTCTGTATGACCCATTACAGCTTGTTGTTGACCCCATTTTCCTTCTGTAGGATCTACAACAAAATTACCTTCTGGGTCAGGATGACGCTCACCACGTTTATAGGCTTCTTCTCCAAGTGCGCTTTGTACATCCGCAAGATTATCTTGAAGTGTTTCTAGATCTTCTGCGGCAGACGAGCTAAGGTCGCTTTCAGCTGGAAACTGACCATTCTTTTGGTGTCTTGCTATAAACTCTCTATGAGTTTTTATGTATTCTCTAATAAGCTTTTTAGACTTGTCTGACGCACTGCCCCATATAGTAAAGTTAACACCTTTAGGAGCCGTATCTTTTTCTAAATCAGAGTTGTCAATCTGACTTAAAGCGGTTTTAATTCTTTCAGATTCTTGTCTTATCTCATCTCCACTTAAAGCCCCTGTTTCAGGATTTTTACTAGTTGATGGTTTAAAAGATCCAGACTTTCCAGAAACCTTTCCTTTAGGTTTTACTGCAATATCAGATGCTCTAGAGCCTAATGACTGTAAAGTTCTTTTATGGTTTATCTTTAATTCATCAGACCAGGTTTCAGGATCATTTGGATCTGTATCAGGTCTAATACCTAAAGATAGCAGGGTAATCTTATCTAACACTTTAAATTTCCTCTAAGTTGCCTTTAATAGGGTGCAGAGTATTATGGGCTAGCATAGCTGCTCTACACCAGCCGTTTTTTAAAATAGAGTGATCAGATATAAAATCATTGTCTGTTTCAGGCTTAGAAGTGTCTCTGTCAGCAGTAGTACCGCAAAAAGAGCACTGTAATTCACTAGTGTTGTTTTTATCAGTTACTGCAGCAACACCCGATGCTCCACCATTTTTCTCACTATTGAGCTTTTGGTGTATTTCAGCAATTTTATTTGCAGCTGGCATAACCAAGTTTTCAAAATAGCTGCCTTCATGTTTAGCTCTATTTTTTTCTTCACCTGTCCAGTTAATTCCACTTGGTCTGATTTCGCCTTGTTTTTCATAACCACCGTGAGAATTGTTCCATTTGGCACCTGGTTTTTGATTTTCCAACCCAAATCTATTAGCGTTTTTTCCTTTAAAAACAACTTTAATAGCAGGCATTAATGTAGGCTTTGCTTTTGATTCATCTAACTTAGAAATATTTTCAACACTAACACCAGAAGTAGGGTGTTTATAAGACGGGAATCTAGCATCAAAAGGCTGACCTGTGCTTCTAGTGTTTGCACCTTGCATAGTAAATGCTGCAGCAATCTTTATAGGGTCTGTTTCAAAATCGCCATTTTCTTTATAGAAACCATGATTAGGATCTTTAATAGGAGCAGCTGCAGGTGCAGCTGTAGCAGGAGTTCCATTTCCTTCTGTAGTAGATTCTGGAATACCAGATTCATTAGAAGACTCTGTGTTTACTTGAGCTTGTGCTTCTTCAAAATGAGGAGTAATTAATGGAATTGCAGGAGCACCAGGTACTCTAGTAGGGTCTACAGGAGTGCCTCTACCACTAGTTGAGCCTGTATTAAACGCGTCGTTTCTTCTTCTAGGGCTAACTCCCACCCTCTGAAGAATCAGAGGACGCCTCCCTAGGACGTCTGATCGATATTGACTGACCACGTTCAGTTTTAAAATCAAGATCAGCATCAGGAAAGTCATCTCTTAGTCTATTTAGAACACCATGAACATTGTTTGTAGACTGCAATTGATCTAAACGAGCTTGTTCAGAAGCCGCATTTGCTTTTCTAATCTCGTGTGTATTGTTCATACGAGTAGTTTTAATGATAGCTTCATGCTCTCTTTGCTGAGCCTCAGCCTGAGCTTGCACGTCCATTTGTTTAATAGTCATGTCTCTAGTTGCTTCAACTTTAGCAACCTCTAATGCAGCACGGGCAGCATTCCAGCTCATTCCTCGTGCGTTTAGCCTAGTTCCTAGTGCACCCAAAATACTACCTGCAGCACCACTGTTACCAGCAATTTCAAAACCACCTGCGCTACCAATAGGGTTATTTACACCCGGCTGTGGTACTCTACCGCCTTTTTTGTTTGGCATAAAAGTCATCGTATTCTCGTTTCAATTTCTTCAAATCGTTGATTACCTTGATCAAGTCTAGCATCTATTTGTTCAAGTTTCTTTTCAACCCTATTAATTGCATCTTTCATAGAAGAACCGCCATTACGCTTTAATTCCCCATCAATCCGGTTGAGTCGCTCCATAACACCAGGTACAGCACTTCTACCGGGCATTGCAGGCTCTCCAGACCAATCTCTGTGAAATTGATCCCAATTCTCCATAAAGCCCTGTACGCGCTTGTAGAGGCGTTTTAGAGCCACAGCTAACATACTAAGTGCAGTGCCTACTGTAATAATACCAGCAGCCCAATATAGTACAACTTGATCCATATACCGTTACCTTTTCCCCACTCTATTTCCTCCACCAAAACCCTCTGAGTTTTGGCGTCCTGCGCGCGCGTGTACAAACACAGAGGTCTCTTGTTTTTGTTGTTTAGGTACAGATAAAGCCCTAGACTGGTTAAATAGCTTTGTGCGCTTAAGAGCAGCACTAGTATTACCAGTTAGGGCTTTTCTCTGTATCATTTACTTAAATAGAGTTAGTGGGTCAACTAGACGCTCAAATGGAAGCATGTGTGCTTCTACACCTGAGAAGTCTTTACCCATAGTAGCAACGGTCATGTGTAGGTGAGCACCAGTAGATGCAGACCCTGATGGTGTGTTCTTACCGCCACCAACTAGTCCTAGAACAGTTTGTCCACCAACAACCTTGTCACCCTTTTTTAGGGTCGGCTTTTCAGCAAGGTGAGCATAGAGCACCCAATGCTTAGCATCTTTTGATGAGTGAACAATAATGTGACCAAGAACATCGGTCCAAGCAACAAGCCCAACAGTACCATCACAGATAGCCTTAATTGGTGACTTTTCTTTTGGTGCCCAGTCTTGACCACGATGTGGACGACCATTGCGATATGGTGCTAGGTTACCTAGCTCATCACCACGAGTGGCTTTAGGAAATGGTTCATGGTATACAAGTTCAGACATAGTAGTCCTTTCAGATAGATAATACTATTATGTACTATTCGTCACGATTACGCAGTGGAAACGTGATCATCCATATAACTAATGATACAATGATGCACCAACCAACTACTGACTTAGCAGATCCTTCTAATACAATCCATGCTACAAACATGCCAAGTAAAGTCCAGATTTGTCCAATAAGGTCATTTAAAAACTTCATTATTGCTTCTTTCGACTTGATCCTGATGAACTTGATGCAGAACTAGCAGCAGCACTGGCAGCCATAGCAGCCGCTTGTGTTGCAACTTGAGTAACAATAATAGCAGAAATTACTACCTTTTGTGCTTTCTCTCGCACAGCAGGTGGCAAATCTGCACCAATGTT